CCTGAAATTCGGATGAAGCAATAACATGTAGAACTTCACTTTAAAATGAAGAGCAAACGACGTACGTTCATAGGACAGTCTGTAAAGTAGACCAAACTAAATCAACAATCAATGACGACGATAGACGATCGTAGGCATTTCCATGTGCATCGCACGGAAATTAAAGAAAGTACTAACCGCTGTAGCAATCGCTTCAAACAACGGATAGACCTCGACACTAGAAGGTATAGCATAGCGAACTTGAACAGCTTGCTCCAGACCTCGTATAGCACCACGATGCAAGTACGGCTTGCACGTGAGCAAAGCATTGCGATGCTTATCCTCCCACTGCGGACTATCTGCTGGTACGGATACAGCCCAACGCTGAACTCGCTTAACAGGATCAGGCACCAAAACCACTCGCTTATGCTCAGGTTGAATCAACACGAAGTTAGAAGCAAAGTATGGGTGTCGACTGATATAAAATTTGGCTTGCAAGTTGAATACCTCAGCCAACAAACGAACTGACTGTTCAGTAGCTGAGACCTTACGACAACACACCAAAGAATCATCCCCCATAAAGACAGCCCACACGACAATGCTGCCCTTATACGCATAAGACACACTAAGGATGTTAAGAATAGCATTACCGAAAGCAGTCGTAGCATCCCCAGATTTACGCTGCCAATTAACGGTTAGGGAAATGCCCAAAGAGACTGCACGAAGCGTACACTTCTCGTGACCTTGAGTCCACTTATCAAGTAAAGCTTGGTTCATGCCTAACTGCTGAAACACATAGTGCTCAAGCTTAAAGGCAAACTCCAACTGAGACTTGTCATACTTTGAAAAGTCATTCTCAAGATACTCAAGATCAGGATTGCCCCAATCATGATTAGCAGCTATGTGATCTCTCACACCCTCATTATCTTTCAACAAATTGACCATCCACTCAGGTTTAAGCAAGGAAAGAAAACGACGCACTAGGACACGGAAAATCGAACTGTATATCCCAGAGAGTACTTTGTCATGATACACAATGACCTGAGGAGCAACTTGCTCACGCATAGGCTTATCACTCATCGGTGGTTTGGCATCACTCTTCAACATAACAAGGTACTCGGACACATCGAAATCTTCCAACGTCTTTGAGTCACGTTCCAATTCCTTAGCCATTTTAGCAAGAGCTTCGGGGCGTGCCTTCTTGGTCCAATCTGCCAACATTTCCTTTTCCAATCCCACGATGTCATCCTTGAACAACTCAATTCGCTCTCGCGCATTGGAAACACAAGCCATCTCTAGGAAATTCTCCCAGATAGCCGGGATTATTGTAGCATCATCCTGCGAAACAGAAATGATCGGAGTAGCCAAATTGCGTGCACTAAGTGCAGACAACACCTCTTCAACAGTCTGAGGACGTTTCTCCACAGGGTACGTTTTCAACTTTGACTTGAACACTGAGGCATCGGTAGGCGCGGAATGGACCAAAGGTATATTGAGACGTTCGGCTTCCAACGCACGTTCCTGACCCCCAAAGGCCAGGCTACGAGCGTCTTCCTCAAAAGCCTGCGCTTCCATACCAGGAAACATACGCTCATGCACCTCATTGATAGTATGGATATACGTAGGATCGGGAATAAAATCTTCATCCCCTAAATC